TGGTATCTGGTATTCTATTGCTCTTCCAAATAGATGTGCAGTAAAGTCTTGATTATAATGTGCGATAGACATCCAGTTCTTCTCTACAGTGGATGACATTGCTCCATTATGGATGATCATTGATACCCGATCCCACTCATTAAACTTAGCGAGAAATTTCCATCCATCATCTTTATCAATACATTTTACAGGCATATTCAATTGTTTCTCAATAGTTCTGAGAAAATGAGAACCTATAAAACCTTTATATCCTGTTATTAATATCATCTAGGAAAATGAAGTGGTAAAAAGAATACTTGAACTAAACGATATAAATCACCTTCAAAGAAACCTGGCTTATCATATGCACCATGCAAAATATTATCTGGATACATTATCATTCTATTATATTTCATTTCTGCTAGATGTATAAGTTCCCAAGGACCTACACTATCAGTAACATGAGGATCTGTACCTTCATCATAATCTGATTCATTTCTACCCCATATTCCATCTTGAAATGGATTAATTTGGTTTCCTTTATAGTTATAGAATCCAGTTCCACCCTTACATTCTTTGCCTCTATTCAGATATATTAATCCAGCCCATCCTCTAGTGTCACCTTCTACAGGGAAATCTATATGTGGTAATCTTCTTCTCCAATTAGATTGTGTTACATTTACAGAGAAGGGAATATTAACTAATGCCTGTTGTAGAGTGGGTTCTTCATCCTTTGTTAGTCCATATACATTTTGACATACACTTCCAAATACTTCAAGTAGATTATCTAAGTTCATATTCATATCTACTCTAGTTCCAGGCAATCCTGCACAAACTCTTTGGTTAGTTGTGCCTGGGCATCTTAGTGCTAAAGTTCTTACTAGATTTGGATTTTTATAGAAGTTATCAATATAAACTATGGGAGTTTTTTGCCATCCCATTAACTCTACTCTTGCACCTAACTCTTCATTGACTGCAAATGTCTCTTGTTCGTCAATAAAATACTTTTTCATATAACCTAAATACTTTGGAGAAACTTATGAATTACTGGAATGGCAAAACCCAACAGTAAAGAGGGGTTGAAAGAATACGCTCTTAGAAAACTCGGAAAGCCAGTACTGGAGATCAATGTCGATGATGATCAGATTGATGATCTAATCGATGATGCCATTCAATATTTCCATGAGAGACATGGAGAAGGTATTGATAGAGTTTTCTTAAAACACAAGTTATTGCAAACCGAAAAGGATGCTTTTGTTGGAACTGCTAAGACCACTACAGTAACAGATAACTATGGTGGTATCAGTACTCTTGAGTATGAAGAGGGAGCAAATTATCTTCCCCTTCCAGATTCTGTTATTGGAGTCAATAAGGTATTTAAGATGGATTCATCTTCTATATCTGATGGACTATTCAATATCAAGTATCAAATATTCCTAAATGATGTTTATTACTACGGTGCAATTGATTTATTGAACTATAGTATGGTTAAATCATATTTGGAAACTCTAGATTATTTGATTAATCCAGATGCTCAAGTTAGATTCAATAAAAAGAATAGTAGATTATATCTAGATATTAACTTAAAAGAACTAACTAATAATCATTATTTGATTCTAGATTGTTATAGAATTGTTGATCCAGAAAGTGAAACAGCTGTATATAACGATCACTGGCTTAAACAGTATACCACTTCTTTAATAAAAAGACAATGGGGTCAAAACCTTATTAAGTTTACAGGTGTTAAATTACCTGGCGGATTGGAACTTAATGGCCGTCAGATATATGATGATGCAGTTTTAGAAATTGAAAAACTTGAGAAACAGTTAATGGATGAATATGCAATGCCACCTTTAGATATGGTAGGATAAATGCCTTTATCACCTTTCTTTTTACACGGATCTCCAAGTGAGCAAAGACTTGTTCAGGACTTGGTGAATGAACATTTACATATGTTCGGACAGGATGTTTTATACATGCCTAGACGAATTGTAAATGAACAGACAGTTATAAAGGAGATTACAGCTTCTAGATTTGATGATAGTTTTAGGTTAGAAGCATATCTAGTAAACACTGATGGATTTGGAACACCATCAGATGTACTAACAAAGTTTGGTGTTCGGGCTCAGGATGAAGTTACTCTAGTAATTTCAAAAGAAAGATATGATGATTTCATATCTCCATTCTTAAAGTTGTGGCCAGCAGATGAAATTAAAATTGCTACTACACCACAGGAAGGAGATTTAATTTATCTACCTTTGGATAATGCTTTATTTGAGATCAAATATGTTGAGAGGAAGGTTCCATTCTACCAGATGAATGACCTCTTCATGTATGAACTCAGATGTGAAATCTTCGAGGTTGAGGATGAGGTTATTGACCTTCCAGATGGACTTACAGATAAGGAAGGTGTACCAGTTCAGGATACTATTGCTGCAACTGGACAGGTATTAACCCTCCAGATGGAAAAAGAAACCACAGACAACGCTTTGGCTACTGTATCTATCGCATCTACTATTGGTACTAAGTCTGTACAATACATTAAGATGTTTGATGATGGAAATTATCTAGGAACTCCTAGTGTTGAAATCTTCAAACCAACTGGAGGTAATCAAGCAAGTGCTAGTGTTACTATTGCAGAAGGAGGTATAGATACAATTACATTAACTTCTGGTGGATCAAATTATCTTAGTACTCCATCAGTTAGTTTCACACCTCCTAATAAGCCAATATCTTCTCAAATTAAGTTTGGAAATAACTCTCTATATCATGCAGCCCATAGTGAATTAGATCATGCAAACTTCCATTTTGCAACTAATGTAGATTCTAGAGATACTGGTAATAAGAGATTGTCATTTAGTTTGTGGTATTATCCAACAAACTTTGACCCAGCTGGTGATTATAAGGGAGCTGTACTTTGTTGGACAGATAGATTTAAGTTATATCATAGAGATACTGGTAACGTAATATTCGCTTCAGGATCAGGATCTATTGAAAACACAACTATTTTAACTCTAAATGCTTGGAACTTTATTAGAGTAGAACAATATGGTAATGAAGCTACAGTTTCTGTCAATGGAAATGTAAGTAATACTCTTAATACAGCTGATCCTATACTATTCTTTGCTGGAGATAGTTTAAAGTTAGGAGCAGATGCATCTGCTTCTGGTAAGATTCCTAGTCAGACCACAGGATTCTTAGGTTATATTGATCATATTACTTTGAACCTTACTGGTGACAATGGATTTAGAACTACAAGTGCTCAACTTGTTCCAACGTCTACAACACAACAGGAAACAGATCCTCATACTAATGGTGTTGCTCAATTCATTGCTAAGTTAGATAATGAAGTTCCAGTTGTCAATGCAACACTTAATGCAAATAGAGAAGTTGCATCATTAACTGTTGTATCAGAGGGATGGGGATATACTGCTTTACCTATAGTAACTATTGGAACACCTCAATTAGGTACTCAGGCAACTGCTGTTGCTATAATGACTAGTAGAACTGGGGTTCCAAATAAAGCAGTTGATAGAGTTTTATTAATAAATCCAGGCACAGGATATACTACACCTCCATCTGTAGTATTCAATGGTGGATCTCCTGTATCTGTTGCTATTGCTACTGCTATAATATCCAAAGGAGTACTTGGTCCAGTTGCAATTACTACTGGTGGTCAAGGATATAACTTCACTCCTACAGTTGGTATTACTTCTGTATGGCATCAACAGTCTAATGAGACTGAAGAGTTAATGTGGAACGCTAAGGCAGAGGCAGTTGTAAGTACTGCTGGTACTGTTACTCAAATTAGATATAGTAATGCTGGTGCAGGTTATACAAATACTCCTGCTACTGTTTCCATATCTTCTGTTACATCTAATTCCTTCGGTGACTATGTAAATTCAGAAATAGTTAAAGGTGTTTCTACAGGAACTAGTGCTTATGTTGCTGATTGGGATGCTGGTAATAGGATACTTAAGGTTACAATTCCTAATGGAGATTTCGCAGTTGGAGAGGTAGTTGTTGGTGCAGGAGCAAGTTACAGAGTACTATCTAAAGATTCAGATTTCTCAAATAATGAATTTGCATCTAATGATGATATAGAGTTTGAAGCAGATCAGATATTAGATTTCTCAGAAAGAAATCCATTTGGTGAGTTCTAAATAGTTTTATAAATTGTAAATATTATGTTAACAAATCATTTCTACCATGAAATAATCCGCAAGACCATCGTGTCTTTTGGAACTTTGTTTAATAACATTGAGATCCAACATAAGGATAAGACTGGAGCAACTATTAGTGTTGTTAAAGTTCCAGTATCATATGGTCCCATGCAGAAATTTCTTGCACGGATTGAACAAGGTAGGGATTATAATGAAGGAGTAGCTAGTGCTATTACTTTACCAAGGATGTCATTTGAAGTTATTGGTATGACATATGATTCTGCAAGGAAGGTTTCTACCATGCAGACTTTTAAGGCATTGAATAAGACTAATAATAAAATGATTAAGGGTTACATGCCCGTTCCTTATAATATAAGTATGCAACTTAGTATCCTTTCTAAACTCAATGAGGATGCGATCCAGATTTTAGAACAGATACTACCATATTTCCAACCAGCATTTAATCTAACTATAGATTTAGTTGATGTTATTGGCGAGAAGAGAGATATGCCAATAACTCTTGAAGGTATAAGTATGGAAGATAATTATGAAGATGACTTTTTAACTAGAAGAGCGTTAATATATACTCTTAACTTTACATGTAAGACATTCCTATTTGGTCCTATCAACAATAGTAGTGATGGATTAATTAAGAAAGTACAAACAGATTACTATACAGATACTACGAATCTTAAGACAGCTCCTAGACAGGTTAGATATCAGGCAGTTCCAGTTGCAGTCAAGGATTATAATAAAGATGACACCGCTAGAACTAATGAAGTCTTTGATGAGAAGAAAACTTCATTCGGTGTTAGTGATGCAACTTCATTCAACAAAGGTGATTATATACAAATAGATGATGAGAAGATGTTAATCAGATCTAAGACTGGTAATAGACTTACTGTTTCTAGAGCTAAGTATGGAAGTACTGCTGTTCCACATGATATAGATGTTAAGATACATGCTATTACCGTACAGGATGATGCACAAGTGATACCAGGCGATGACTTTGGATTTGGTGAAACATACACTGAGTATGCAGATGGACAAGTCTTTAGTGTAAGTCAACAAACTGATAGTGACCTATGAAACAAGATTTTGATGCCATAGATGATGCTTTGGAAGTTTCTGCAGAGATAATTCCTACTAAGGATATCCAAAAGAAACCTACAAGAACAAGTATCAAGAAATCTAAAGAGGATACTCCAGAGATTCAAAGAGACTATGAGTATAGTAGAGCTCAATTATATTCTTTAGTTGAAAAGGGTCAAGAAGCTGTTGACGGAATTCTTGATGTTGCTGATCAAAGCCAATCCGCAAGGGCATATGAAGTTGCAGGTCAGTTGATTAAACATGTTGCTGATACTGCTGATAAGTTAATGGATCTTCAGAAGAAGGTGAAGGATATAGAGGAAGTTGATACAAAGAATAATACAACTAATGTTACTAACAATGCATTGTTTGTAGGTAGTACTGCTGAATTGCAGAAGATGCTTAAACAGACTATTAAAGACTCTAAATAATTAAAAATTGTTCCCATGAAAAGATATAAGACTCTACAAGAGGAGAATTGGCAGAGACTCAATGCTTATGGAGCGACATATTCTATAACTTTTATCTTTAGAGGACAAACCAAGTTTCTCCAGATGTTCTTTCCACAAAGGGCAAGACCTCTTAAGAGAGATGTTCAATCCGAATTGGAAAAAGTATATCCAGGCGGTAAAGTAATATATTTCTGTCCAGCTGATAAAGATCCTACTAAACCTTTACTTGTAATTAATGCGTAAGTTATGCCTAAAGAATCTGATAATGTATATCTTGGTAACCCGAATCTAAAAAAGGCTAACGTTGCTCAGAACTTTACTAAGAAACAAGTTGCTGAGTTTATGAAATGTGCGAAAGATCCTGTATATTTTACCGAGAAGTTTATAAAGATTATCAACTTGGATGAGGGTCTTGTCCCATTTGACATGTATCCTTTTCAGAGGAAATTAATTCATAATTTCCATACAAGTAGATTTAATATATGTAAGATGCCTCGACAGTCTGGTAAGTCAACCACTGTGGTATCTTATCTTTTACATTATGCACTGTTCAATGACAGTGTAACTATAGGTATTCTTGCAAACAAAGCCCAGACTGCAAGAGATTTGTTAGGTAGACTCCAGATTGCATATGAGGCATTACCCAAGTGGATGCAACAGGGTATTATTGCATGGAACAAAGGTTCTATGGAGTTAGAGAATAAGTCCAAGATCATTGCCGCATCTACCTCTGCATCCGCTGTTCGGGGTATGTCATTCAACATTATATTCTTGGACGAATTTGCGTTCATTCCCAACCATATTGCAGATGATTTCTTTAGTAGTGTATATCCTACTATTAGTTCTGGTAAGTCTACTAAGGTAATTATTGTTTCTACCCCTCGTGGTATGAATCATTTCTACCGATTGTGGCATGATGCAGAACTTAAACGTAATGAGTATGTAACTACTGACGTTCACTGGTCAGAAGTTCCAGGCAGAGATGAAGCTTGGAAAGAACAAACGATTAAGAATACATCAGAAGCTCAGTTTAGGGTTGAGTTTGAGTGTGAGTTCTTAGGATCTGTTGATACTTTAATATCTCCAGCTAAATTAAAAACAATGACTTATGATGATCCTATTGGTAAAGGTAGGAAAGGTGGAGAGATATATCAAAATCCTGTAGAAGGACATAACTATTCCATTACTGTTGACGTTGCAAGAGGTGTAGAGAAAGATTACTCTGCTTTTATTGTTGTTGATACAACAGAGTTCCCTTATAAAGTGGTTGCTAAGTATAAGAACAACCAAATAAAGCCAATGTTGTTCCCAAGTGTAATTCAGGAATTTGCAAAAGCATATAATAATGCATATATCTTATGTGAAGTAAATGATGTAGGAGATCAGGTTGCTTCTATTCTGTTTTATGATTTGGAATATGAGAATGTCCTACAGAGTTCTATGAGAGGTAGAGCCGGACAGGTATTAGGTATGGGATTTTCTGGTAAGAAAACTCAGTTGGGAGTTAAAATGTCTAAGACTGTCAAGAAGGTTGGTGCTCTTAACTTAAAGACTCTTATTGAGGCAGATAAATTACTTATAAATGATTATGATATAATTGCAGAGTTAACTACTTTTATTGAAAAGGCAAATTCATTTGAAGCAGAGGAAGGATCTAATGATGACCTTGCGATGTGTTTAGTTATATTTGCTTGGTTAGTCTGTCAAGACTATTTCAAGGAAATGACTGATGATGATATTAGAAAAAGAGTATATGAAGAACAGAAAAATGCTATCGAACAAGATATGGCTCCTTTTGGATTTATGTCTGATGGCCTAAATGATGAGGAGTCTTCCTTTGTTGATGATAGTGGTGACAGGTGGAATTTAGATGAATATGGCGACAGATCTTACATGTGGGATTATCTCTAATGGAAAAACAAACAATCAAGTTTAGAATACGTCAAGATGGTACTGTTGAAGAACAAGTAGAAGGATGTACTGGTCCTGCTTGTGAGATATTAACCAAGGATATTAATGAAAAACTTGGAGAACTTCAATATATAGAACATAGTTCAGCGTATTATCAATCACAAGAGGACGTAGAAAATGTCACACTTCACGCTAATCAAGACCAAGTTTAAGAATGGTAAGCATCTAGTAGAGGCATTGAAAGCTCTAGGTCATAAAGTTGAGGAGCAAAAACAAATAATGGTTGTTTCTGATGCAGAACATGCCAAGGGTCATCCTGATATAGAAATTGATATTAAAGCTGGAAGTGATATTGGGTTTCGATGGAATGAGGAATTGGAAGTCTATGAATTGGTAACAGATTTACAGACATGGAGTTTACCTATAGACCAACGTTTCTTTATACAAAAACTACAACAGGAATATGCACTTCTTAGTATAGTATCTTCTGTTAAGGAAGATGGATTCCAAATAGAAGAACAGTATGTTGCTGAAGATGGTGCAGTAGAATTAGTTTGTACAAGATGGACTTAAACGATACTAATATAATAGAAGTTCTCAATGAGATGGTTCCATACATCGAAGCAGATGGTGGATGGTTAGAGTATGTTGAGACAGAAGATGGGTGGGTTAAGGTAAGACTTGGTGGTGCATGTTCTACGTGCGCCTATAGTTCTCAAACTATTAAAATGGGAATAGAGAAGAAATTACAAATGGAGATCCCAGAAGTTAAGGGAGTGGTTCAGGTGTTATAATGGATCTTGATGATCAGTTTGATCTTGGCCATCTGTTCCTTAAAGAGAGGAAGTGTAGAGTTTGTGGCGAGACAAAAAATTTAATAGATGGATTTTATTTAACTAGAAAGAAAAGAGAATTATTATCATCCTATTCATATGAATGTAAAGTTTGCACTGTTAAGAGAATAATTAAAAAGAGAAAAGATAAGAGACCTTTCGTTGATTGGTCTTATCCAGATTGGTAGAGTGTTCATGTATTGTTTCCCCATTGAAAAAGCACCTTTTAATAAATAAGTTTAGAGAAAACAACTGAACTCTTCGAGGGACACTAACATGACGCTCAATCTAGTATCTCCAGGCGTTAAAGTACGAGAGGTTGACTTAACAATAGGAAGAATTGACGGCATCAACGATCAAGTTGGCGCTATTGCAGGACCTTTTGAAAAAGGACCAGTAAATGTACCACTTCTGATCGAAACTGAAGCCGATCTTCTGGAAACGTTTGGTAAACCAAATTCTACTGATTCGCAGTATGAATATTGGATGACAGCTTCGGCTTATCTGTCATACGGTGGTATCCTTCGGGTACTTAGAACATCTGGCGACAAACTTTCAAACGCTAACGCTTCCGTTGGTCTTGCGGTTACTAACCTTTCTATTGAATCATCTGAGGATTATTACAATAATCATACAACAGATACTCAATGGTATTACGCTGCAAGGAACCCTGGCAGTTGGGCTAACGATTTAAAAGTTTGCACAATTGACTCACAAGCTGATCAAAGACTTGCAATTGGTACTGACGGTATATCTGTTGGATACGCTATTACCGCTGGATTCACAACTAGTGTTGCTGCTACAGACGGAACAGTAGGTATTGAAACAGGATTCCTTAAGGGTATCATTACTAAGATTCATGCAGGTTCAGTTGACGTAAAAGTTGTAAGTAAGTACAACTCAACAACTGGTGTTTGGGGAACTGTTGATTACGATGAAGGTTCATCAACTGCATCATTCCAAGGATATGATGAAGGTGTATTCAACGCTAACCTAACATCTACTAATGATAAGAACTACGAAAACCGTTATAGAGTTTTCGATACCGCTGGTACAGAACAGAGAGTAGAAAGAACAAACTTCCAAGCAGCTGTTGGAATTGGTTCTACTGTAATCTCATTTGGTTCTGACCTTAATACTCTTAAGACTTCAATTGGTGACCAAATCAAGTCTAAGAACGGTACATACACAGGAAACATTACTGGTTTCTCAACTAACAGTTCTTCAATCATTATGGACACCGCTGCTACAGTGGCGTTCGCAAATACAGACTTCCTCGTTATGTCTGGTATTGGTTCTGGATTGTATCTAAGAACAGGAAATACCGCAACTGACTGGTATAACCAACAAACACTTGGACTTACTAATAGTACAGTATACTGGAAGAGTCTTGCAACAAGACCTTCAACTTCAGCTTACGCTAAAGAAAGAAATTCCAGTAATGACGAAGTTCATGTAGTTATAGTTGATGATACTGGTAATGTTACTGGTAGTGCAGGAAACATCGTAGAGAAGTGGACTGGATTGTCTAAGGCTCTTGATGCTAAGGTATCACCAAGTACAGATATCTACTATAAGAATTACGTTGCTAATTTCTCCAACTATGCTTTCGTTGGTGCCGCTCAAACAGGTATCGGTCTTAAGCACTCTTCTATCAGTGGTTTCGCAGTTGACTCAACTGGTGCATGGGGAAGTAACGCACAAGGAATTACCTTTAATGGTTCTGGACCTCAAATCTACTCCTTCGCAAATGGAAGTGACTATGATGGTGTAGGTCGTTTCAATACAACACTCGCTGATGTTGTTCAATCATATACAGTATTGGATAACCCTGCTGAGTACTCAGTCAACTTCTTGATTCAAGGACCATCTGGTGGTACTTCAATCTATGAAGCACAGGCTAAGGCTAACAAACTAATTCAGATTGCAACTACACGTAAGGACTGCATCGCTTGTATCTCTCCATACAGAAATGGAGTTGTTGGTTTAACTAACTCTGACAAACAGACAGAGAATGTTGTTACCTTCTACGATAGTCTAACATCTAGTTCTTATGCAGTCTTCGACTCTGGTTATAAGTACACCTTCGATAGGTTTAATAACACATTCCGTTATATTCCTCTGAATGGTGACGTTGCTGGATTGATG